GCGGTGTTATTTGTTCCAGTTGTATTGTTCAACAAACAGTTATAACCAACCGCAGTATTAAAATTAGCTGTCGTATTTGCACTTAAACTTTGATAACCAACAGCAGTAAGTTGCCCTCCTGTGGTATTAGCATCTAGTGCAAAAGCTCCTACTGCTACACTAGAATCTCCAGTTGTGTTGGCTGTCAATGATTGATGCCCAACAGCAGTATTACCACTTGCAGTTGTGTTGGCATTCATTGCTTGCAAACCAACAGCAGTATTTGAACCACCTGATGTATTAAGTCTTAATGCTTGATAACCAAAAGCAGAATTATTAGTCGCTGTGTTTGTTTTCAATGATTGATATCCTACAGCAGTATTATTAGAACCAGTTGTGGTTGAACTTAAAGCTTGATTTCCTACGGCTACATTATTTGCTCCTGTAGTATTTAACTGCATTGATGAAGTACCTACAGAAGTATTAAGACCACCTGTAGTATTTGAAGTTAAAGCACCTTTTCCAAAAGCTGAATTACCTTCAGCAGTAGTATTAGCATCTAAAGCAAATGCACCAACAGCTGTATTTTCTGTTCCAGTTGTGTTTGCTGCTAAAGCACTCATGCCAACGGCTGTATTGTCACTTGCTGTCGTGTTAGAAGCTAGTGTTTGTGTTCCTAAAGCTGTGTTCTGTGTTCCAGTTGTATTAACAAGTAAAGCATTACGACCAACAGCAGTATTATAATTAGCGGTTGTATTTGCACTTAAAGCATTATCGCCTATTGCTACAAGGGAGAATCCTGTAGTATTAGCATCAAGAGCATTTGCACCTACAGCTACGTTGTTAGCTCCAGTTGTGTTAGTTCCTAAAGCTTCTTTACCAATAGCAGTGTTACTTCCACCAGAAACAGAAGCATCTAAAGCACTTTCTCCAAGGACAGTGTTGCCAGCAACAGAATTTGCACCTTTACCTATATTAATAGAATTTATCGTTCCATCTAAAGGAAAAGCAGGTGCGCCTGCAAGGCTAAATAAATTTATATGAGCATTATTTGATGTATTTCTTAGCCGCATCATGCTAGATGAAGTATCAGCAAAAAATTGACTAGCGTAGTTTGTAGATGGTGCAGATGAACCAGAGTTATTTGATGATATTGCTAGTAATACGTTATTTATATCAGCCCTGACGTTTGCCCCTGTGGAGTTATCTATAACATAATCGTGTTGTGCCATTTCCTAATCCAATTTTTTATCTAAGTATATCCTACTTTAAAATTAACTACCACGCCCAAAACCTACCGCAGTATAACTAAATGTTTTATCTTGCACAGCGTTTCCAGCATTAGTAAATTTTATTGTGAAACCACTTCCAGAAATATTAGTTAACTCGAATTTATCAGTACCACCTAAATCATTAGCAGTTATACCGATACTAGGAAGTTGACTACCAGCACTAACACTTGTACCACTAGATCCTGTGAAGAATGTATTATCAAAAGTCACAGCAAGACCAGATGCACTTGTACCACTACTTATATTACTTTTCTGTTCTGTTCTTCTATCTAACTCTGCCTTATATCCAAGTTGATCTATTTCAATACTTTGTGCAGGGTCAAAACTTATCATTTCACATTTAAACTTAAATCCTCTACCAACATAAGTTCCATTAGCAAATGTATTAAAAGTCTTGCCTGTAAAATCACTATCTTGATAACTAGAGCCATTAGAAGGTGCAGCAGATGTTACTGCCACTAATAGTTTCGCATTGACATCAAATGCTGTGGCTGCATCAAAATCAGTCCAAGTATCAATATTACCTGACCTGCTATCTATCAAATTATTGGGATAAAAACCCTGAGTCACAAAATGCCTTGTTAAACGTAGAGGATGTACCGCACCAAGATCAAGAATATTTGCAAAGTCATAACTACCTCCATCTGTTGTATCTACAGCACCAAGAAAATCAAAAGATGAAATAGCATCAAAATCTGCAACATCATCTAATGTATCTGTAGATCCAAGAACTAAACCGTTTACTTCGTCGCTAAAAAAACAATCTACTTTTGTACCTGCAAATGCAGGTGAATCTGTATCCTCTCTATCGTTAAAAACAAGTAATTTAGGTAATGGATCGGGGTTGATAACAACAACAGATGTTTCTCCAGAACTTAACCTGCCACCATCATCTCTAAACTTAAGAATATATTCACCATCAATCGCAGGTAACATTGTTTCACTTACTGATCCTGACAAGGCTGGTAATAAGTCAACAGAATTAGTAAACGTACCACTTCCATCAGTTAAATTACTATGCCTGACAACCACGTTTCCACCATGTAATACATCAATATCAGTAGATTTATCAAAACGTAATCTTATTAACTGATCTGATATAGTTTCTACTTTTAAATTTTGTACATCAGCAGGTAAAGCAGTTTTACCAACAGATGTAAATTGTATTTCATTAGGTCTTTCACTTAATTTATTTAATGCATTTATAGAAAATACTCTTATAACAAACTTACCATTG